AGAAGATCGACAAGGGCCATGATCTCGATTTTGAAACGGTCATTCTCCATGTATGTCCGCCCAAAACTCGCTTTCATGTCGCGTTGCTCATCTTCGACAGGTGCCAGGAAGTCCGTCGTGAAATAGTGGACCAGTGCCCCGTCGAATAGACCGCTGGCGATCATGTCCCTAGTAATTCCGGCGAACCCGACGAAGCCTTCCAGATCAACCACCGAAGCCGTGAATGATGCCTCGGCGGTATACCCAGAATATTCGAAGCCCGAACCGGACAGATAGACGGTGGCGTTGCTCATGGTCAGATCGAACGGGTAGTCTCCCAAACGGATGACGGTGCCGTTGCTGGCGACGATGCGCAGGCACTTGACGGCGGTGGCGTAGGGTGCGACGGTGGATTTCATGGGTTGAGGATTTCGATCAACTCAACCCCATCCACCGTCCGATAGCCGGGATAATCCTGACCCACCGGCAGCGTCGAGTTGAACCGCACCGGAAAGTCGAACTCGAATCCCGCCGTCACGCTCTCGCCGGTCTGCGGCCGGGTATGCACCACCCCGCCGCTGGTGTACGTCGAAAACGCCGAAGAATTGATCGCCAGCGTTACCGTTGTCGCGCCCGTACCCATAACCAATGCGCGCAGTGAATTGATCTGCGTCATCCCGGCAACCCCCGACACCTGTAGCGACATTCCAGTTACGAAGGGATGCCCGGCACCCACATCCAGCACCGCCTGCGCCGCCTGGCTAATGCTCGTCACCGCCCGCGTCAGGTCGGCCGCCAGCGTGACCTGCCCGCTCGTTGTATTCACCGACCAGTCGGCGCTGCGGATCGCCGTCGCCCCGATGCCGACCAGTACCGTCCCGGCGACCGGCTTTTTGATCTTGCGGTACGGGTAGCCGCTCGCCCCGGCCGCTGCATCGAGCCCGTAATATTTCCGCAGCCCGTACACCCCGGCGCTGACCAGCCCCATCGCCTGATCGAACGCCGTCGGCGCCCCCAGCGCGCCATTGCTCGAATACTCATCCTCGCAGCGCGCCCGGAACCCGGCAAAACGCCCGTGCGCCCGGTGATACACCCCCTGCAGCGCCGTATAGGTCTGCGCCTTGTCCAGCATCCACGACACGTCGAAAGTACGCACCGGGAACGGATGCACCAGCCCCCGGTACTCCTGCCCGCCCGAAGTCGTCACCACATTCACCGCATACGCATCCTCATACGACGACCCGTAGCGAATCAGCGACAGCAGCCGCTCCTCCAGAAAATCAGCCATAGCGCTGCGACCCCGCTGCAACCGCCAGCACATTGCGCGCGCCGCTCGCCGCCGCCCGCTTGACCATCTGCTTGTCCGCCCCGGCGCCCACCGTGATGTTCTGATGCACCGTCACCCCGCCCGATTCCCGCTGCTGTTCCTTCGTCAGCACCCGCTCGCCCTTCTGCAGAATCGCCGGCACCTCGTCGCCCGCGAAACCGCCATCATGGAAGCGCGGCGCATGGGCGAACGCCCCGGCCGGCACTAGCCGGCTCGCCGTCCCGACCGCACCCACCAGCCCGCCGCCGTGGAACAAGGCAGCCGACATCGGCGTCTCCAGCCATGCCAGATCGGCCGCTGAAAACGCCGAGCCCGCCGCCGCAGCCGACCCGCCGCCGAACGCCGAGCCCATGCCGCCAAAAATCTTGCCGACCCAACCGCCCAGGTTGCCCGATCTGTCCATGTCCCCGAACAACAACTTGCCCAACTGCGCCGCCGCCGCCTGCGCAATCATCTTCTGCACCGTCTGCCCGAAGGTTTCGGCAATCGACTGCATGCCCTTCTTCGTCGGGTCGATGAAAAAATCCGCCATCGCGTCCTGCATGTTCTTCGCCGCCTGCTTGGCGAACTCCCCCAACTCCTTGCCGTCCGCCTCGACCGCCTTCTTCGCGTCCTCCACCTCGTACACCTTCGCCTCCTTTTTGCTCAACGCCTCCGACAGCAGCCCGCGCAGCCGCAACTCCTCGCGCATCACCGCCAGTTGCGCATCGGTCGCCCCGCGCTCGGCGGCCAGTGCAATCGCATCCGCCAGCCGCGCCTGCTCCACCACCGAAATCTGCGCCGCCGTCAGCCCGTACAGCTCGGTTTCCTTCTCCGCCAGGGCGATCTTGTCCAGCATCGCCACGCTCGCCTTCTGGTTAGCCGCCTCCTGCGCCTTCAGCGCCGCCAGATACTCCTGATGCGCCGCGTTCTTCTTCTCCAGCCCCAGCAACTCCTGCCATTGCGCCTCGCCCGCCGCGAACTCCGCCGCCGTCAGCTTGCGCCGGCCGGTTTCAACGTCCGCCAGCCACTTCGCATGCTCCCGCTCGCCCGCCGTCAGCCGCTCGGTCGACGCCAGCTCAAGGTTCTGCACCGCGATCCGCTCCTGCAGCGATTGCGTCAAGCGCTCGTAATCTGAAACCTTGCTGCCGCCACCGCCGCCGGAACGCGGCGTTTTAGCCGGCTTCCCGGCGGGCAATGGCGCATCCGGCCGCACATCAAGGTTCGGCAACCCCTCCGAAAGCGCCGCAAATCCGCGCTTGTCCTGGTCGCCCTGCATCGCCTGCAAATAGCGTAACTGCGCCGACTTTCGCTCGTAGCGCTTGTCGTCCAGATAGCCGTATTCCTTGAGATCGGCGTCCATCTTCGCCAGGTCGCCGCGCACCGCGCGAATATTCTCAAGCTGCGAATTGAACGGGTTCAGCGTCGCCCCCATCATCAACGCATTCCAGAAACCGCCCGCCGCCTTGATCCCCTGGACAAACTCCTCAGTCAGCGCCACCAGCGTCGGCATCAGGTCGCTGCCCAGCGCAATCTTCGCACCCTCGGCTGCTGCCTTGATCCGCGTCAGGTTGTCGTTGAGATCGGCCGCCTGCTTCGTCAGATTCTCGTCGAACACCACCCCGAGCTGATGCGCCTCGGCCGCCGCATCACGGAACCCCTGCGCCCCGCCGTTGAGCAGTGGAATCAGTCGCACCCAGCCGCTGCCCAGCGCGTCCTGCACCAGCGCCGCCTTCGCCGCGCTGTCCCGGTAGCCGGAAATCTTGTCTGCCACCTCTTCCAACAACTGCCGGCTATCCTTCAACCTGCCGTTGCCGTCGGCAACGGAAATCTTCATCGCATCGAACGCGCGCGCCGCTGACCCCACCCCGCGCGCCGCATCCTGCGCCTTGTTGTCCAGCGACTTCATCAGCGACGCCATCTCGCCGGCATCGGCCCCGGCCATTCCGAAAGCGTAGCGCAGCTCGGAAACCGACTCGACCGACTCCCCCATGCGCTGCGCCATCTTGCCCACTTCGTCAGCCGTATCCTTGATCGCCAGCGTCGCCGCCAGTTGAGCCGTCACCCAGGCCACCAACCCGCCCGCCGCCAGGGTAGCCGCCGAAGCCATGCCGCCCAGCGCGCCCGTCAGCAACTCACCTGCCAGCGCCGTTCCGCGCAAGCCGGTCGCCGTCTCGACCGAAGCGCCCTTCAGCCCATCCAGTTCCTTCTCCGCCGCCTTCGCCGCGCTGGAGAAGCCGCCGGCATCGCCGACCACATCAATCCGGATATCGTTTTTTCCGCTCATGCGCCCGATTACAACCCTGCCACCGAAGCAAAAAAAGGGGAAGCCGCAGCCTCCCCGTTAGATCACACCCCGACCCGTCGCCGCACTGCAGACAGCGTCGACCGGATCATCCCCTGGCGCATTTTCCCGTCGTGGTACAGCGTCGCCTTGCCCTTGCCCAGCACCCCGTCCACCACGCTATCCGGCAGCCGGTCCAGCGCCTGTATCGGCGTTTCCTTGCCGGCCCGGTCCGCCGCGCTGATCTCGTCGGCATAGACTGCATCCACGTAGCTCAAGGTGTTCGGGTGCGCCGGCCACGGGCACTTTTCGCGGTTCGGGTACACGCCCGGCCCCAGCCCGTACAGGTTCTGTGTCGCCAGCAAGTCGCAAATATCGTGCTTCGGGTGCGCCGGCGACAGCAGGAAGCGGAAGCCTGCAAAGTCCGGGTGCTGATCCACCCCCGCCATGTACGCCTCGCCATGCGCCCGGTTGATCTCCGTGCGGAATACCCGCTGCGCCTGGTACAGCGCCGACTCATGCGCCCCGGTCAGCAGGCGCGCCGCCTCATCCCCCAGCGCCGTGCTGTTCGCCGCCCCCAGCCGCGCCGCAACCTCCGCCGGCACCGCCTTGCCCTGCGCCAGAAACTCGCGCGCCGCCTGCGCCGACCCGTTACCCTGGATCACCGCCAGTTCGACGGCCCGCGTCAACGCCTCCTTCGCCCCCCGGTCCAGCCGCCACAGCCGGTCCGACAGCATCAACCCATCCGCCGCCACGAAATTGCGCGTCAACGCCAGCGCCTCGGTCGCCACCCGCATCGAGGCGGATGAATCCAGCACCACCGCTGCCGCGCCGCTCGCCGCAGCCTCGCGCAAGCCGGCATCGATTACCCCGTTGCGTACCGCCGCCAGGTTATCGACCACACCATCCACCTGCGCCAGCACCGAACGCAGCTCGTTAAGCCCCACCGACCCATCCGCCCCGCCCGCCCGCGCAATCGCCGCCCGCAGGTTCTCCGCCGCCGCCCCGTACAACCGCGCCAGCTCCTCGGCCCCCACCGCGTCCAGCGCCTCCAGCGCCTTGCGCGCCGCCAGCGTCGCCCGGCGAATCTGCGCCCGCTCCGCCGTCGCGCTCACGCCGCCACCTCCAGCGTCGCCCGCTCGATGAAGATATGTCCCAGACTCGTCGTCGCAGTGAATTCCAGCACGTAATACACCCCGGCCACGCCGTCATGCACCGTCTGCCAGATCGTCGTCCCCTCGATTGCCGCTGCCCCGTCCAGAAGCGCCGCCGGGGTCGCATCGGTTTCGCGCAACACCGTCGCCGTCACCGCCGCCGTCGCAATCGTCTCGCCAGCCGCCAGCAAGCGCACGAAATCGACGCCAAGACGCACCCGCTCGCCCGTTTTCTTGTCCGAGAATTCCACCTTAACTCCTCACCAGATACCGCCGCCGCGCCGACGCCAGCAACCCCGTCCGCCGCGCCTCGAAAGCCAGCCAGCGCCCGGCCGCCACACTATCGCGCACAGGCTCGGGCACCAGCCGCCAGCGCCGCCCAGCCGCCTTGCGCGCCTCGCTCCACGCCAGCGCCGTGCTGCCGAAATCGAACGCACCCGGCGAAAACCCCGAAACCGCAAACGCCGAAGACGAAAACGCCGCCATCAAGCCCCCCGCCACAAATCGCCGGCCGTCCCGTTGCCGGTGATCGTCGATCCGTTCATCTTTTTCGCGTCGACCGGGATCGTCGTCGCGTTCAGCACCGCCAGCACCTCGGCCGCAATCTCGGCAGCACTCGGCCCGCTCGCGCCGCCCGTGGCAATCCCCTGCGCCTGCACGGGCACGGTCGACCGCACGTTGACCTGGTAATTGCCCAGGGTGCGCACGAAGGGAATGCCGCCGCCCTCGACGAACAGGTTGCCGGAGACATCGAGGTCATGGTCGGACTCCATCGGCCGCACGCGCCAGGCGCCCTGCAGGAAGAAATAGGGCGGAATTGACAAGCCGCCGCCCAAATCATCGCCGCCAACTTGACGAAAAACCGCGCCGTACTTGACATTGTCGGACAGCGCCAGCCAGTCGGCCGAGCGGCTGTACAGCTCGGTGGCGGTTACGCTGGCGCTATCGAGGATGATCCGCTTGGTCGACGGATCGAAGGTGATGGGCATCAGGCATAGACCCGGTCTTGTTCAGCGACCAGCGACAGCGAAATTCCCTTCGACCGCGTCAGCGTGCCGGTGGCGACGGCGAACTTCCCGCTGCCGGGCTTGATGCCGATCAGGGTCACCGCCTTGTCGGTGCCGGCCGTGCCGCCCAGGGCGTCGTTGTCGTAGTCGAAGTCGAAGCCGATCGAGGCGGCGCTGATGGTGCCGGCGATGTCGACCCCGGAAGCATTCTTGACCGTGATCGCGCCCGACTCGCCGTAGTCGTTGCCGGCGCCGGCCGGGGCGCTGTACATAAGGCGATAGGCCGATCCGGCACCGACCAACACGCTGTTGAAGCTCATGGTGCCGGCGGCAGTGTAGGGGTTGGTGCGCTTGGTGCCGCCGTCGTCGTAGAACTCGATGCGGTTGCTGTCGGCGGTCTGGATATTGTCGATATAGACCGAGTTCGACGTGACCAGCGTGTCGCCGACGAAGGCCAGCAGGTCGGACTGAATCTTGCCGATCTTGCTGCCCGCCGTGCCGCCGGTATTGATGTCGGTGCCCTGGCGCAGCAGGTACTGCACCTTGGCGTAGATTTGCTCGAGCGTGGCCCCGTTGCCGGCGATGATGATCTTGAAGTTGCACGAAACGCTGTTGATCGTCCGGCTCTGGTTCGCGGTGTAATAGGCGACCGTGATGCCGGAGTACGGGGCGCCGGCCATTGCGGCGTCGCCGGTGGCCTGTACCGCGCCGAGCAGGCCGAGAATCTTGAGGTCGTCCTCGTTCGAAATCAGGAAGTTCTGCTTGTTGGCGCCGGTCGCCGTGGCGCCGGTATCGGCCAGCACCGAGGATTTGAACTTTTTCCCGTACTCGCGGCAGAAGGTCTTGGCGTAGGTGCGCTTGTCGAAATTGCCGTGCGTGGCATCGCCGAAGACCTTGATCCCGGCGTTGAACTGGTCATCGAACGGGAAATTGGTAGGCGCATCCGTGGTCCCCAGGTGGTAATACGGCTGCGCGCCGCTGTTGACCGCACCGAGACCGACGAAGCCGGAGAACTGCTGCAACAGCACGCCGGCCGCCGAATACTCGGACCAGCCGCCGTCACGGAGCATGTTGCGCGAGGCGTTGCTGTCGGTGTCGCTGAACTTCCAGCCGGAGAATGTGCTGCCGTCGGTGCCGATCTGGAACTGGCCGGAGAGTGCATCGATGGCGTAGCAGGGAAACGGCGAATCCTGATAGGTCGAGGTCGCCCACAGATCGACCAGCTTGGAATAAAGCGCCTGCCAGGTGACGCCGTCCTTGGCCACAAGGTTGCCGGCGACGTTGAGGGTGATGATCCGGCCCGGCTCGTCGATGGTCAGTTCAGTGCCGACGTTGAGCGAGGCTTTGCTGGTGATTTTGGCCATGGTTGCGGCTCCTTATGCGTAGTTGCGGTCGGCGGTCAAGCTGACGGGAATGCTGGAATCGTTGGCGGCGAGCGCCAGGTTGCGGATATAGAACGGCACGTAGCCCGGCTTGATGAAGCCGACATCGACGTTCTGTGCCCCGGAATAGGTGTATCCGTAGCTGGTGGCGCCGAGGCTGTCTTTCTGGTCGAGGATCGTGCTGGTGCCGGCGGTCAGGACCACGGCATCGCAGCCCGTGGGCAGGCCGGTGAAGGTGACGGTATTTACGTCCAGCGGATACTGGTAATCCTGCGCCGTCGTCGTGCTGTTGGTCAGCACGTAAACCGAGGTGATCGCCGTCGTGTTCGTGGTGCCGGTGGTGATCTTGATGCGGAGCTTGAAGCCCTTGCTGGCGTCGATTCCGGTGATGCCGGACAGCGCCGTGCCGAGCTGCGCGGCGGTCGATCCGGACGTGAGCGTGCTCCAGCCGGCGCCGTCGTTCTTGTCGATCTGGTAGCCAAAGGTGTAGTTGCCCACCGTGCCGCCGGCCATGACCAGGGCGGAATTCTGGAAGCTGGTGTGACCAAGGATGTATTTCGGCGTCTCGAAAGTCGCCGTCATGCCGATGGTCGGCATGTATAGACCGCCGGCCGAAGTGAAGGCGGCGCCGCCTGATAGCGTTACCTGCGCCGTCGTCAGTGCCGTAGGTTCGTTCATGACCACGGCGATGCGACCGGCGGTCGTGCTGGTGAAGTAATCCAGCCAGTGCGTACCGTAGATCGAAGTCTGCGCCGTCAGCGCCTTGGTCGTGCCGAGGCCCTTCTGCGTCAGGTTGAGCACGGCGGACACGTCGGCGGCGTCGGCGTAATCGCCGAACACGCTCTCCATCAGCAGGCCGTTCGATGAGTTGTCGCCGGTCATGATGCCGGTCCGTGTGTTGGAGCAATAGACGCGCTGCACCTTGGTATTGATCGCCGCCGCAGCCGCGACCAGCGTGAAGATCAGGCCGGTCGCGTTGGCACTGCCGAGGCTCAACGGCGCGGCGCGCGTGCCGATGTTGCGAATCTTGGTGTTCGTGCAGCCGGCGACGCCGAGCGAGAACAGCGCGGTGTACGGGTGCGTGTTGGTGACCGGCATCGTCAGGCCGCTGATTGTCACATTCAGGCAATTGGACGTGAGCAGGAAGGCCGTGCACGGGTTCGATGTCCCGGTCGTGCCGGACACCTGCCCGATGTAGATCGTGTCGGTGATCGTGACGTTGGTGCAGGTGACGAGCGAAAACTGCCCGTCGATCATGCGCAGCGTGTCGAACGTGGTGTTATTGACTCGCGTCGCGGTGATGCTGACCGGCAGCGTGTGCGCCCGCAGCGCGGCGTAGCGCGTTTCCATGCGGGTGAAGGTGAATCCGTCGCAGTCGGTCAGGATGACCGAGGTCGAACTATTGGCCGCCGTGGCGACGCGCTGGAATCGGCAATCGGTGAATGTTCCGCCGGCAAAGCAGAGCGTCATCGTCAATGGCGCGGCGACCAGCGCGGTCGTCGGCTTGTTGCCAACCCCGACCTTGCTCCAGGTCATCGGCGTGGCGATCTCGGACACCAGAACGGCATCGACGAAGCCGGAATTGCTGACGTTGCACGAATACGCCTGCGAGGCGGAGAGATACCAGGCGAAGTTGCCCTTGTCGATTTCCAGCACCCCGCCGCCGGTGCACGTGAAATCGTAGCGGGTGGCGATGGTGGCGTTCGGGATGACGTTGGCGGTGCGCGCTGCCGTGGTGTTGTTCTCGAAGAACACGTTGGGCACGACGACCTTGCGCCCGCTGGTCGGCGTGTGGCCGTTGGTTGCCGCACCGCTGTTACCGATGCGCACGAGGCCGGTATTGTCGATCCACACCACCTTGCCGCGATCGGCTTCGGTTCCAGTCGTCGTCACGATGCCGGCGTTCGGCCAGAATTCGTAGTCGGCCTGGCCGGCGGTGGCTTCGATGAAAACCCCGGCCAGATAACGGAGCGTGCCGTTGTTCGGGCATTGCAGGGTCTGGTTGCTGGCGCCCGATGTCGTGCCCAACTCGAACCATTCGCCGGTGACGCGGAAGGTGCCGAGGCGATTGGCGTTGATCGTGCCGGCCTCGTCGCCGTTCACTTCGATGAAGCCGCGGATCGCCGCGCCGTTGGCGGTGAGCGTGAAGCCGGCATAGGTGCCGCTGCTGATCGTGCCCGGCGTGCCGCTGGCGTTGGTAACCTTGAGCCAGCCAGATGCACCAGTCGTCGCAGGGGCAACGGTCAGCGAGGTATAGATGCCGATCGTGTTGCAGGTGACGCCGCCGATGGTGATCTGCGTGCCGAGTGTCAGCGTTCCCGAGCCGCCGGTAAACGGGATCATCCACACCTTCGTGCCGTCGATGTGGATTTCGCCGCCCTTCGAGGCGTTGATCGTCAGGTTGCCCCAGGTGGTGCTGGTGGTGCCGGACAGGCCGTAGCGGCTGTCCTGGTCGATGGTCAGCTTGAAGCCGTTGGTATCGACCGTATCGCCACCCGAGCGCGCGGTCGCCACGCCCCAGATGCCGGCGGTGCCGACATCGCGGAGGGTGGCGTTGGCGGCGAGGGTGTAGGCGGTCATTCAGGCAGGTCCGTCTCGATCTGCGTCGCGCGGACGATGTTGCCCTGGCTGTCGCGCACAACGGCGGTTTCGGTCTTGCGCGCCGGCAAAGTCACTTGCACGGCGGCGGGTTTGACTTCGTTCGTTACATTGACGGTCGGCGGAGGCACCTCGGCGGTGAAATTAACGGTTGGGGCCGGCTGTTCCGGCACCTCGACCAGCGGGGCGCCCGCAGAAAAACTCACCCGCTTGTTTTCGGGAAGAAGTGATCCGCCAGCGCCTGCTCCTTGGTCGCCCAGCGCCGAACCGCCACGATCCGATAATGCGTCACGATGTAATGCCCTGAAAAAGCCAGAACAAAGTCGTCCTTTGTCCATCGCCGCCCCTTGGGTGGGCGATACTCGATTGACCGGAAGCGGCGCAGACCGAGCCTTTCGGAATGCCCGAAATGCGGAATCAGCCCGTAGAACGCATGCGACCGGCGTATCCACACATAGGTTTTCCCGGACGCCGCCAGCCATAGCCACATGGCGACGATCCAGCAATTGAGGCGGGCGCGGGTAGTCATTCATCTCTCAGTATTTCCAATGCTCGTCATTTCGCGTTCAGTATCTCGGTTTTTCGCTGCGAACCGTAGGACGTTCCGAGGAAAAACCCTGTGACCGACCCAAGCACCAGGCTGATGATCGAAGACACCACCATCGCCCTGATGTCATTCGTCCAGCCGGCCCCGAACAGGACGGCCGCCACCACCATATAGACCAGGGGGATCAGCGCCGCAGCCACCCAAATCGCCGGCGACCGCCAAGGGGCAGCCGAATCGCTGGCCATGGCATTCGCCTTGCGCGCCCCCTCGATCCCGCCGCCGCCGGCCTCGCCCGTCAGCGCGAACCAGTTGCTTTCCACCGCATCCGAAAACTCTTTGGCCGCCTCCGGTTCGGCCTGCAGCTTTCCAACCGCACCCTCCACGGTAGTCTCGCCAGTGATCTGCTTGGCAATATCGGCCACCGCCTCGGCGGCCTCCGCGTTCTTTTCGCTTTGCGCGCCCGATCCAAACAGGCGGATCAGCGCTGGCGCGGCCTGAACAAGCGCAGGAATTGCTGCTGCAATGAACGGAGCCATTGGGGCACCTCCGGATTCGTTGGGGGAAAAGGGGCGACCGCCGCAGCGTCCTCCTGCTTCTTTGTTCGCTCGGCGAGAAACGCCAGGCACTTCGCCAGCGACTTCGTCGGCTGGCCGTAGGGCGAGCCGGGCAAAGACGCCCATTCGCGGTTGCATCCTTCGATTGCGCGCTCCCAATCACCGTCCAGCACATGACCCAGCGCCGCCCGGCGGTCGACCAGAAACACTGCCGCCTTGTCCTGCGAAAAAGCGGAAAAGTCCGGCAGGTCAAGCGCCAGCCGGCACTCATCCCATGTCCGCGCAAGAAACTGATACGCCCCGGCCGCCGTACTGGTAATCGGCTTGCCGCCCAGCGTTCGCGTAATCGCCCGGCGCGGATGATCCTGCATGGACGCAAAGCGCTCGCCGCCGAACAGCGTTTGGTAGCCGGCCCCCTCGGTGAACCGGATCAGCGCCAGAAACGCCTGCACGTTCCGGTGCTTGAGGATTTCCGCATAATCCTTCATAAATTGATATGTCCCCTGGCCCACACCACGAACGCCCAGGCCGCCCCGATCAGCGAACAACCCCAGATCACGACGCGACCCAGAATCTTCGACCCGTTCAGCACACTGATCAGCTCGTCAATCGACGGCTTAACCTGGGCCTCCAGCGCCATGTGCGTATCCAGCCGCCCGGTCAGCGCGCCCTGGCTGCGCCTGATCTCGTCCAGCGTCTTGTCCTGGTGATTCAGCCTCTGGATGATGATGTTCATCAGTTCGTCACTCATGCCGCTTCCCGGTCGTGTTATTCACCTTTACCCCGATCCTACCGCCCGTTTCCGGGCAATTCACGGGGCGTCAATCGTTCGCAATGCTCGTCGCGCTCTCGCCCTTCGGCGCGTTGCCCGGCGTGATCTTCACCGCCCCCGGCGGCGCGATGCCGCCCACCGCGCCGGGGTAGGGGTCGCCCCGCTCGATCTCGGCGTCGAGGCGCTCGCGCACCTTCTCGGCGTTGAACCCCATGTCCTCGAAAATCATGTCGCTCGGCATGCCCAGCGCCTTCCACTTCAGCAGCCGGTCCACCGTCTGGTTCGGCGTCTCGGTGCGCCGCTCGGCAAAGGCAATCTCGAACTCGCCGGGGTCGGCCACCATCCCCTTCAGCAGCAACTGCAGCCGGAACCCCTCGCTGTAAGCGAAGGCCAGCGTGTCCTGGAACACATCCACCTCCTCGTAGTAGTCCCGCTTCAGGTCTTCGAGGATGTCGCGCGCCAGCCCGTCTGTGTAGCCCATCAAGCCCTTGGGCAGCGGCGACCCGGCAAAGAAGGTATCCAGCAGATGCACCACGTCGCCGATGTCGCCCAGCGTCGCGTCGCCCTGCACCGCGCTCACCGCGCCCTTCTTGTTCGAGTAGAAATCCGTCGTGATCTCGCCCTTCGTCGCCTCGGTCTGCGCCCGGTACGCCTCCAGGTCGCCGGCGCTCGCCCCCTCCAGCACATGCGACAGGCGCAGCGGCGCCCGCTGCCGGCGGCGGATCACCAGATCCTCCTCGGTCATCCGCAGCTTGCGCCACACCTCGCGGCTCGCATCGAGGAACGGCCGCCCCATCGCCCCCACATCGTCGAACGAATCCGGATCGAAGCGGCACAGGAACAACTGCCACAGCGGGAAGCCGACCAGCTTGCTCCCCGTCATCACGTCGATCTGCCAGTAAGCATCGCGCACATCCTTGAAGCGGCCATCTGCATCCACGTTCGGCAGGATCGTCTCACTCGGCATGCGCACCGCCGCCACCACGTTCAACTGATCGTCGATCACCCACTGCAGCGGCAGGTTGCCCTCCATCGCCAGCCCGCGCGCATCCGATTTCAGCTTCTCGACGCGATGCAGTTGCAGCCGCCGCGCGAACGCCTCCCACTCCGCCACCAGCGAGCGCTTCGGCGCCGTCTGCGTGAACACCAGCCCGCCCTTCACCGTATCGCGGGCAATCCGTGAATGAATCCGCCGTACCCGGCCGTCCAGCCGGTCCATCTCGCGCACATCGAGAATCGCCTGGCGCACCTCCGGATCGACCCACATCAGCCGATACAGGTACTTCAGCGAATTCTCCGGCGTCGCCCGCCGGCCCTGCTCGCTGTCCCGCACCGCCGGGCTCGCCTGCCCGTTCGGCGTCGAGCCCGCCACGCCCCGCAACTTCGCCCAAATCTCAGCCAGCCCCATGATCCACCCCTTCAATCAGGCGAACGCTCTCCACCGCCCGCCAGCCATCGATCAAACCTTCCGCGTACAAACCCCTGAAGAACGGCAGCATCTCCGGCAAATGCGCCTCGACCAGCCCCTTGTTCTCCGCCACCCGCGCCGACTGCGCCGCGCTCAACGGCGGCAGCGGCAAGCATTTTGTTGGCGTCACCGAATTGGTCGCCGTCTTTCCCTTGGCCCCGGCGTAGGTCGCGCTCACGCCGCCACCCCCAGCCCGATCAACCCCGCATTCGCCGCACCGCCCAGCAAAGCCTCGCGCGTCACGCTGCGCCGGCCGATCACCGTCGGCGCGTCCTCCTGTCCGCGCGTCACCAGCGCCCACACCGCCGCCATCGCCGCATCGAACAAGTCATCGCCCTGCTTCGGGTCAGCCATCTTGAAACTGCTGTAATCCGCCTTGGTCGCCTCCGCCTTGATGTTCCCAAGCTGGCGCACGAAAGCCCGCCAGTCGTCCAGCTCGGGCGACTGGTCGAATTCGTCGAAGTAGGCAATCGCCGCCTGCCCGTTGTGGAACGCCGCGCGCAGCATCGACGCCATGCTGTGTTTCGTCATCCCGCCGAAGCGGATCGGCGAGAACGGCCAGCCCGGCCAGCTTGAGGCCGTGCTCGCCCCATCGTTGATCGTCCGCCGGTCGATAGCCGTCAGCCCGTGCGCGAACAGCCGGTCGTTCAGCGTCGTCAACATGCCCAGCCCGTAGGCATCGCCCAGCGCGTAATCAGGCAGGAAGAATTCCCACAACCCGACCAGATCGCGCTCCACCACCCGGTCATCCATCCCCGCCGGCCACGTCCGAACGAAGATCACGCACATGAAATTGCCGATCTGCTCCATCACCACCAGCGCCGACTTCGAGGCAGTGGCGCTTTCGCCATGTCCAGAATGGTCGTAGCCAAACGAGATCAGGCCGCGCTTGCGGTACTTGGCCCCCGGCAGCGGCCCGGCCGGCACCAGCCCCGCCTGTAAGCCAACAGCCAGCGCCTTGCGGATGTACTTTTCCCAAATCCAGTTCTGCGACGCCACGTTCTTGCACAGGAACTGCCGTATCCATTCCCCCTCCGTCTGCTGCTGGCGCATCGAATCCGCCCACTCGCGGTTCAGGATGCCCAATTCAATGCCCAGATAGACGTCGACCGCCGGCAGCAAGTGGTATTCCCCGGTATCGATCAGCCCCTGCAGCACGTCGGCGCCCTTGAACACCCCCGTCATGCGAATCTGCGGCTTGAACTGCTTGGCATCCGCATCCACCCCCAGCCGGCGCTGCGCCCCGAGCATCGGCAGAAAGCGCGACAGCAGCCGGTCCTGCGGCATGTCGTCGGTTTCCTCCAACGAGGCCACGGTAATCGCCTCGCCGTCGATCTGGCTCATGATCCCGAACGCCCCGCACCTCGAACCGTTGTACAGCGCGTAGCCCGTGTCCTTCAGTTGCCGCCGCCCGTTGCGATAGCCGACAAAGCCCGCCAGGATCGGCGAGCGCCGGATCGCCTCGATGTGATAGTTCAGGTTGTTCTGCGACTGCTGCAGACGCGGCGCCACAATCCCCTCCTCCTGCGCCGGCGTCGTCGCCAGGTGCTTGAGGCAATACATCTCCTTGATCGCCGTCTTGCCAGTCCGCCGGCACGACACATCCACCGTATTCGGGTGCGCGTCCATCTCGATGCACTTCAAAATCTGCACCGGGTCCAGCGTCACGTTATGCACATGCTTGTGCCACAGCCCATGATCGTGCGCGTAGCGCATCACCTCTTCCTCGGCACGGGAAGCCACGGTGATGCGCTGGGCGGCTGAGAGGCGGGTCATAAATCGCTCGACAACCCCGATGGGAAAGCAACGGCAATCGGAACCGCCTTCCCGGCAACAATCTTGTAAGTGGTAATAGCACCCACCGTCAGGCGGACCATCTTGAATTCATCGCCTTCATCGAAGTCGCCGAATTCCTCTCCGCTCGCAACGGCGGCCTCAACCGATTCGTAACGTGCATTCCATTCATAGTCAGGAACAAAGATGTCCATCACGAACCCACCACAGAACCGCCTGGCTCCCAGACAAATTCCGCCACCGGGCGATGCTTCTGGCAATGAACGCAGTAGGTTCCGCCATAGAACTTCGGATCGCGGGCATAGGTTTCCGCCAGCGCGAAATTCATCGTTGTCACACCGCCGCATTCGTTGTGCTTGTAGCTTAGGCGTACTGGCCGAACCAATCCCTTGGCCCGCTCCTCTTTGCTGAGAATCAGATAAGCCTCGGCCTGCGGCTGGGGTTCGTCATCGTTGCCATGCGTCAGGCGCGGATCGTTCGGATTCATCGTGAGGCTCATTGCTTCTTGCTCAGCTTGAAGTTGAAAGCCCCGTCTTTGACGCTAAACGCCAACAGGTCGCCGCCGGTATCGTCCATCTCGGCCAGCGGAATACTCACCGTCGGGCCAAGCCGCTTGATCAGCACGATCAACAACTGGTCTTTGAAGTTGTCCAAAACTTCCGCATGCACCGGCGCTGCCGGCCTTGCCAAATCAATTCCCTGTCCCATCTCACCCTCCGTTCTGCTGCTGGTAATCAATCAACACCGGGTCTTTCGCCTTCGCCGCATTGGCCCGGTTCATCATCGCGCCCAGGTCTTCCAACGCCTTGACCTTGCGCTCCTCAAACTCCAGCGCCGATTCGCGCGCCTCGCCGTCGTCCTTCAGCTTGCCCAGCGTCGCCGCCTCGTCCTCGCCCTGCTTCGGCGTCATCGCCAGATCGTGCAGCGAGATGCCCATCCGCGTGATCAGCTCCGACACCGGCCGGAATAGCGGGTGCGCCACCACATCCGTGACTACGCACTTGCGCCCGTTCTCGTCGAAATACTCGACCACCAGGCAATTGCCGTTCTTGTCCACGTAGGTCTTCGGCACCTGCAGCGTCACCCCGTCGCCGATGATCTGGCGCAGGCATTCGCTCACCGTCGCCATCAGCGCCGCGTGGAAGTCCGCATAGATGCCCATCAGGTGCTTCGGGTTCTTCTGCTCGAAAGCCGCACGATGCTTCATGAACAGCACCGTCTGCTTCTCGCAGCACGGCTGCGCCTTGCACCAGGCGCGGTCGACCTCGCAATTGCGGCAAAAACTGTAGCCGTCCGGCTTCGACGGGAAATACGTTGCCACCTTGGCATTCAGCCCGTGCTTCATCCCGTTGAACCGCGTGCGCAGCGCTTCCTCCGGCGTCGGGTGGCCGATCAGGTTCTCGCGGCAGCGCGCCTTGCCTTCCGCCGTGCGCGGCCCGGTGCAGTTGCGCCAGGCTTTCATCGCCGCCCGCGCCCAATGCGCCTGGGGCGCCTCTGCCCCGCACTCGCACGGGTGGTAGTAGAGCCACGGATGCACGTCGTCATCCTCCGGCGCCGCCTCGACGCGCGCCGGCGGCCGCTCGAACGTGCTTTTGCACGCCTTGCAGCGAAAAACGACCGTCTTCAACTGTGATTCTTCAGCCATCACCCGACTTTGGCCGCATCAGCCACGCGAAAAAAGGGGAGAGAGAAACAAGGCCGGCGCAATGTTTATCGCGCCGGCCCATCCACGGGCCAGTCCTCCCCGTGGCGATTACCGTCCCGGCACATTCCCCGGACGGCCGGGGTTGCCCCGCAAGGGGAGGAGATCGCCGTTTCCGGCCCCGATGTGCCATCGGGAACATGCTACCCAACATTAATTCTGTCTTGCCCTGTCCAGCACCACTTCGGCGCAGCCGTCCAGCTTGGCGAACAGCGCCGGCCAGCCTGCCTCGGCAATGCCCATCAACTGCAGCGTCGCCGGGATCGCCGCATGGTCCAGCCCGACCGGCGCCCCGCTAATCGGATGCAGACGCCACTGGCGCTTGAGCCTGAAGAACACCGTCAGCACCTGCTCGTTCGCCGGCCACACCCCGAATACCACCGGCGCCGGTTCGCCCTGGGCATCAATGAAGGCCAGCGCCTCGGCCTCGCTCACCCCGAACCGCACCAGATCGCCGATCCGCTCCCCCTCGTCCTCGGTCCCGCCGCGCAGCCAGTGCCGCACGGCGCCGATCAGTTTTTTTCCAGCGCCCCGATCAGTTCGCCCTCGAACGCGGCAAAAATCGCCTTGCCCGAACGTGGGTAATTCTTGACCAGTTTGGTTAATGCTTCCGCCGAGAAAGGCGCATTGATGTTCTCGCCCTCCCAGCCATCGACGAAGCGCAACAGAAAAACATCCGTCGCCTCGCCCGCCTCGCGGCTCGCTTTCAACATCTCGAAAAACGCATCGCTGTCCATGTGCCGGAAGCGGAAGCGCACCACCACCGGCGCGCCACCCGGCACCGGCAAGGCCACCGGCACCACGAACGTGGGGTTCGGCTCGATCTGAAAAATATCCTTGCTCATAGCGCGGTGATCTTGATTTCGTCATTGCCCGTGGAAGGCCCGAACACCAGAGAACAGCCCATCATCGCAATGCCGTCCTGGTCCTGATACTTCGGCGTCAGCAGTTGCACATTCGGCGCGTCGATCTGGAACTTGTTACCTCCCGTCGTGCCGTGGATCAACTGCAACGCGCCGGTCGTGATGTTCTTGATCGACGTCCACCAGTCCTTCGTCGCCACCGTCACCGCTTCCATCAGGATATTGCCCACCGGCTTGCGGTCGGTAATCAGCACCTCGCCCATCGCCGCGCCGATCAGCTCGCGGAAAATCACCTGGTTCGCCATGTCCGCCGTCAGGCTATGCACTCGCCCGGCGTAACCGTGCAGTGTCAGCGTTGGCGTATTGGTGCGATTGACCGCCAGCGGCTTCTGCCACGCCGTCAGAACCACCGTCGGCGCCGCGCCATCCGTCACTGTATTGAACAGCCCGGTGAACGAAAACTTCATTGCCGGCCGCCCATCGCGCGTGAAGTCGAAAGTCACCGTTCCGCGCGCCCCGGTCAGTTTGTGCAGCACGCCGTCCAGGTTGAAATAGATTGTCACCGACTCGAAAGCGCTGGAAACCGGCGAATATTCGACCTTGACCGCCGCCGAAATCGTCTCGGCAAACGCACAGGCCCGCAGCAACGGCCCCCAGGCTGGAGGTGTCCCGGCCGCGCCTGAACCCGCCGCCTCGATGGTGAAATCAACCTTCGAGAACAACCCCGTCGGCAACTGCTCGTTGCTGCCCAGGTAGGGCCGGATGTTGTCCCGATCCACCGTCTTCATTTCCATCGGCCCCAGATCGAAATCCGAGAACAGCACGGCATTCGCCGCCCCGGTCGGCGTCGGGTCGGTGCCATACACCGACTCGATCTTGGCGAGTAACGAGCCCTTACGCTTCAGCAGTGCCATTTTCTTGCTCCTTTACAGGTTGATCCATTGCCGGCGCAGTCCGCTCCACCAGCACCCGCTTACCAGTCGCCGGATCGACGACATAACTGCCGCCCAGCCCGCGAAATTCGTCCAGCAACTCGTCTATCGTCTTCTTGCTCACGTACACACCTCCCAATCCATCGCAAACCAGCCATACGGCGCCTCAAGCTGCCCGGAAAACCGCGTCTCCAGTAGGTCGACCGCGCTCACCGGCAGGATTCCCTTCAGGTAATCCTTCACCGCCTCGGCGAATTCAAACTCCGCATCCTCAACCGCCGACGGCAAAGAACCCTCGGCCAGCTTCAACTGCCCGACCACCACCAGCGCCAGCTTGCCCAGGTCCGCCTCGCGCCCCCGGTAATTCGCGTACTGGCTTTCCCGGCTCGAAACCAGCGTCAACACCCCGGCTTCCAGATCGACCTGCATGCGCTGGTCGAAATTCAGCAGGTCACGCGTCACCGTCCGCGTCGGCAGCGCCGCCTGCAGGTCATCGCGCAACAGGTTCAACGCCTCATGCAACCGCATTGCCGCCCCCGTTGATCTGCGCCACCGCCTCGCGCATCGCCGCGTTGGCCAGTTCCACCACGCGCGGTTCCTTGGCCACGAAAGTCGGCTGCATGAACGGCTGCGGCTGGATGCCCTGCCGCTTGATCGCCCGCGCAATCACGAACTCCAGCCGCCCTGCCGCCGCCTCGCTGACCCGCAGCTTGAGTTTGATCCACGCCAGCAGCGAACCCTTCGGCGGCATGCGCCGCATCGGCATCCGCCCACCCTCGACGAACGGCGCGTAATTGACCCCCGGCGTCACGAACCAGTGCAACGGGCTCACCCGCTGCGCCCGGATCGAGTTGGTCAGGGTCGAAAACGCCTTCGGCGCCAGATCCCGCGCCTCGCGCGCCACCTCATTCGCCCCGCGCTCCAGCGCAAAGCCCAGCATCCGCTCGACCGTGGCCGGCGCCTTGGCCAGCGCTTCCCGCGCCGCCTTGTCGTCGTAGCGAACCTCGATCCTCACCGCGCCGCCCTTTCCGCGAATTCCTTGAGCAGCGCCTGGTACAGCACCGCCGGATGCCCGTTGCGCGGGGCGTTCGAGATTCCGTCGCGCAGCGCCACCGGCTTCGTGATGTTGCGCAGCGCCAGTTCGCGGCAGCATTCCGCCTGCGCCCGCAGCAGCAGCAAGCCGCGCGAAGTCGCCGGCAGCGTCGTGTCGGCGTCCGCCTCGGCAACCGTATGCTCGGCGAAGTAGTAAAACTTGTAGGCGCTGCCGAGCAGCGCGATCTGCTGCGCCGTCGGCGCCGGCACCAAAACGAGGACATCCTCGCAATGGATCACGTCCGGCAGGCGGCCTGGGTAATTCTTGTCCCACGGCGAAACCGGCGCCGTGACGCCCCACAGCGCCATCTTGAAGCGCAGGAAATCGGCGGGCGCCGCGTATTCCGCCTGCCCGGCAACCAGCGTCAGCGTCCCCACCAGCGTGCGGCCCGTCGTCGCGCCATACACCCCGAGATCGTCCGCCGCAATATCCAGACAGCGGTCGAAATCCTCCGGGTCGGCCAATACCGATGCCGAATCGTGCAGGCTGGCCTTGAGGTCGGCCCGCAGATCGGCGCGGCTCATCGTCCCCGCCATTTAAGCCTCGCCACCCTCGGAATCGGCAGCCCTGGCCTCGGCCCGGCGCAGCCCCTCCTCGGCAATCGCCGCCAGCACGCCCTTGCGCGCCTTGCCGGCCAGCTCCAGCGCCTCCAGCCGCGCCAGAAATTCGTCGCTCAACATATCGAGCCCGCCCGTCACTTCCGCCACGTTGCCATCCAGCAGCTCGCCCAGCGGATCGCCCGCCGCCTCAACCACCACAGGCGCCGACGAACGAAACTCCGGCGGCAGCAAATCGTCCTCGAAATGCCGCGTCTCGCCCGCCGGGATCATCACCCCGCCAACGTAGATCGGCATCTTGCCCCTGTTTTCGATTGGTACGCGCATCACAATCTCCTGAAAAATCCCCCGGCCATCAGGCCGGGGGCAAAGTCCAACGAGGGAGGAAACTCGTTACGAAGCGCGGGCGATACGCCCGGCGGTGCTGAACAGCACAATCGACGTGTAGCAGCCCTTCAACGGGGTCGGCGTATGCAGCACCACGAATTGATCGCCGTAGGCTTCCTTCTTGCCGGTGAAGCGGCCATTGCTGTCGCGCTGATCCTGCAGCTCGCCCATCTGCCACGGTTTCATCATGCGATAGCGGGTATTCCCGCGCTCGCCGATCACCACGCGCGTATCGCCCATCTGCAGGCCCGGCGCGAAGCTCTTGAAGTTCGGCACCCCGCGCACGCTGCCCAGGTCGCCGGCCGCCGTCACATTGGCCGCGCCACGGTCATACAGCGCGGCAAACTGCGCCGCCTGCAGCACCTGCTCGTGCACCGCACCCGCCATCACGCCGAAGTTGGCGCGGTAGTAACGGGTATCCTCCAGCACCGAACGGCGCAGGCCGTAGCGATACAGGAAATCGTCCCACTTGGCCGGCACGGTCGCAGTGCCCAGGTCGGTGTCGAACTTGTACACGTTGGTCGAGTAGCTGTAGGTGATGGTCAGCGGCCATGCGCTGGTCGGCGTCACCGAAGCGCCGGCTTCCGAAACGAAACGGAATTCGCCCAGGTTGTAGTCCATCGTCCAGTAAGTACCAGCCGACTGCGTGCCGGTGCCGTCGTACTCGTTGCGCGCCACGCTGTTCAGCGTGACCACGATGGGGTTTACCGTCGATCCGACCTGATTACCCTGCAAGTCATAAACCTTGCGCGGCTTGACCACCGGGAAATTGGCCGTCACGAAAATCTTCTTCGTGCCGTTCACATCCGAAGTCAGCGTGTCGTTGCCGGCCGCCACCGCAAATTCGTCGCCGGCATTGACCACCTCATTGAAGATCAGGCGCTCGGTATCCTCGCCGATGATGCGCGAAGCATTGCGCACGTTCTCCGCCACGCTGTCGAAGTCGATGCGGCCGGCCCCGGTCAGGTAACGCAATTCGTCGGAAACCTCGAAGGCCAGCTTCTGCGGGATCGGGTACGCGGTATCCAGCGCCTGCTTGATGCCGGCGCGGGCGATGCCCTGGCCTTCATACTTGCGGGTGGAGTCGCGCCCGGCGCCCGCCGTGTCGCGGTAACTGTAGGGAATCTGCGCCGCGACAGCGAAATCCAGCGAGCCGACATTGACGAACTGCAGCGACACCAGCGGATACAGCGCCTCGCGGATCACCGTCCGTTCGAACACCGCCGGCACCGACACATCCGAAATCAGGCCATCGCCGCCGGCCAGCATCTTGTGCTCGCGCTGCAGATCGGCCCCGCGCTGCGCATCGAACTGCGCCAGCACCTTCTCGACGAAAGCGGCATTCGGCGAATCCTTCGGCACCGTCAGACCCAGGCGCTTGTCGACCGACTCCTGCAGCGCCTTGACCGCGTTCGACTCATCCACCGTGATATGCGCATTACCCCGGAACGAGAAGCCGGTCGCCGTCAATTGCTTGGCCGCCTCCAGCTTCTCCTGCATCCCCACCTGCGCAGCAGCCAGCGCCTTGATCGCGCCCTCCGACATATCGGCGGTGATGACGCCGACCATCTCGGCCTGCAGCGCCTTGCGGGTTTCCTCCGGCAGCGCCTTGCCCAGCGCGTCGATCGTCTCGCCCAGCAGCTTGCGCTTGCCATCCAGCCCCTCGGCCAGCTTCTTCGCCTGGTCGTCGCGCTCTGCCAGCGCCTTGGCCACGGCCGCATTCACGTCCGCCGCATTCATGCCCTGCACCGTCACATTCACCGGACCGGAAGCCTCGGCCAGCTTCACCGCCGAAGCCATGAACGCCTCGCACAACTCGGTGCACTTTTTCTCGTCGCCGTCGCCATCCATCGCCGAACCCAACGCCGTCACCAGCGAGTCCGTGACACCCGAGGCCAGCTTCAATTCGCCGCACTTCTTGCGCAGCATTTCCAGATACTTGGTTTTCATTTCAGAAAGTTCCTTTTTCAGATCGTCCAAAAGTTTCGGGTGCAGCACCATCGCCGTCTCCCCGTCCGCTTCGCCCAACACCACCGGGTCCAACCGCTTGATGCAAGGCCGTGTCACAAGCCCCGCCCCCAGGAGCACGCATCCGTGGGGCAAACCCTTCTCGTTGTCGCGCCAATTCTCGTGATACTCGGCAGAGAGGTACGAAAAGCCGCGATTCTTCACCGCGTCCACGCCCATCGGCGTCCACTCCACCTTGGCCCGCAGCCGGTCGCCCTCGACCGCCAGCGCCACCACCTTGCCCGCCGCGCCGCCGTCCGGCTTGTGCGCCACGTCAATGAATACGTCCTGCCCGTAAGTCTTCTTGCCGAAATTCAGCACCATCTCGGAAAGCATCGGCTGCGTGATCGAGAACGCCCCATAGCGCGGGTCCGTAAATTCCCCCGTCCGCGTCACCGTCACCCATGAAGAAGGCTGGTTCTCACCCAGCCGGATCGACTCCGAAACGAAGCGCACCAGGCGCCCGTCGTCGCCCTCGGAAAGCCGAATCACCCGCCCTGATCTCTGCATGTCCACCCATCCGCCTGATGTAAAGGTGTCGCAGCGAGCACCGGGGGAGGAGAGAGAGGAGGATTCCCGCCACCCACCGCGACAATCGCAGTGTCGGCGGGGCGTATGGGCAAAAAAAGGGGAGGCCGCAGCCTCCCCGCATCGACACATGTCGCCAACTACATCAGGTTATCAAGCGCCGCGCTCACCTGAC